GGCTACTTCACGGTGATCACCTTCTTCGCTGACGGCTACGAGGTTGAGCAGGACAACGACTTGTTCGAGGTTGCTGTATGAGTGTGGGTGATTTATGAACCTATGGAGCTTGGTAGGAATAGCGGTGGCGATTGTCACTGCGCCGCTGTGGATCCCGCTAGGGATATACATAGGGATGACATATCACTGGGAAGACACTGTACCCAAGGAGGAGGGCGAACATGAGCATTAACGATTCAAATGCCAGCAGTTGGGACGACGTAACGAGTCGCTTCTACGACAACCGGCCATTCCCAAAGGACGTTGAGCCGGAGTGCACGCTGGTCAGGTCTACACCAGAGGTTCCTGAAGGTAGCTTTGAGTGGGACAACGTCAACAAGCCAAAGCACTATACGGTCGGCCCGACCGAGGTGATTGACATCATTCGGCAACAGCAAGGCTCGGCGGTCGAGTTTCATTACGAGGCGGCAGTGCTGAAATATGTCTTGAGATGGCGATATAAGAACGGTCTCGAAGATTTGGAGAAGGCCAGAGTCTATCTGGATTGGTTGATAGAGCACACAAGGCAGGGAGGCTAAATGGAGCACGAAATTAGTTACTACGTCCTCAAGATTTTTGCGTGGGGAGCAATCTGGGCTATCGCCTTCGAGGCGCTGGCCGCAAACAAACGGCAAGGAGGCTAAATGGAAAAAACTAATCGTTACTTAGAGCTTAGCAGGCTGGACTGTACCCCCGGCATAGAAGCGAAAGGTCAATTATCGTACCTCTCTTGGAGTTACGCATGGCACCTTCTGCTGTCGCAGTATCCAGACAGCACCTACTACTTCGGCGAGCCCATGACGTTGCCTGACGGCACGATGATGGTCAAGGCCGGAGTTACTGTGCAGGGCCTGACGCATGAGATGCCCCTGCCGGTGTTAGACCACCGCAACAAACCTATAGCAAGCCCTAATGCGTTCGATTTTAACTCGGCGCAGATGAGGGCCTTGGTAAAAGCTATAGCTATGCACGGTGTCGGGATCGGGCTTTATCTGGGCGGCGTCAAGACAGTACTTAACGAGTCGAATTACGAGAAGGCGTGCAGTTATATAAGCGCCCAAGATTCGATGGGGTTCATGGAGTTTCTAGGAACCCTGTCAGAGCGTGAGCAGGTCGATCTGTTCAACGACGAGGCAATACCCAAGGGCGGCAAGACTGCGTTCAAGAACGATCACCGCGCATTGGTCAAGCAAGCAAACAATTTCATCGCGTCAGTGGTGGAGTGTATCGAGGAAGCAACAGAACAGCAGGATGAGGAACTGCTGAAGGAAACAATATCAGAGCTGTCTGGCTTTGAGCGTAACGCGGTGTGGGCACGCCTCAACGCCGAACAACAATCATTCATCACATCAACAAGGAAGTAGATTATGAGCTATCAAGACGAGTCAGTATTAATCAACGGCATGTTTGCTAAGAAGAACCCGAACAGTCCCGACTTTGTGCTGTGCGGTATCAATATCAAGCTCGATTCCTTTGCGGAGCATATCCGAGACTTCAAGAAGCGCGAGCCAGATGCCGAGTGGCTGTCAGTTGATGTGCTTATGGCTAAGTCGGGCAAGCCCTACTGCAAGGAGAACAACTGGAAGCCGTCAGAGGGCGGTCAGGCCGCACCAGCGGCACCGGCACCGGCAATGGCACCAGTCGACGACGATTTGCCATTTTAGAGTCAAGCAAACCTACAGGGCCTTCGGGCCCTTTTTTATTTCGGAGGATTTATGACCAAGCGCGTATATAGACCACTTAACACCATTGGCCTAGTCTTGATCGGTGCAGTAGTGGCCTTTGTAATCACCTACAACATACTGGAGCTGTCGCGTGTCTGTAGTGCCCTTTGAGGAGCTACAGGCACTGTCAGGCTACAAGCACCGTAATAAGGTGATGCAGTGGTGTCGGGAACAAGGCATCAGGTTCGTGTTAAACTCATCTAATCAACCTGTCACCGTCAGCGATATGCTGAGAGAGGATTTAGATGGCACGAGGGAAGCTTCCACCATACTGTTTGAGCGATAAGTACGGCTATCGATACAAGCCCTATCTGGGGCGCGTACTAGGCAAGATCAAGTGGGGCCCGACAGTGTTTCTGGCCCCACCAGAGGCCAGTATGAGCGATGTATGGAAGGCTTACGAGGAGTTGACCAGTGGGCCAAAGGATACGGTGGGATGGTTGCTCAACCTGTACCGCGATAGTGAGCGGTTCAAGGAGCTGTCGCCTAAGTCCCAGAAGGACTATTCCAAGGCCATCGAGAAGCTCATACAAGCCCCTGTGGGCAACATTAAGTTTGGTGATGCAAAGCTAACGCAAGTCAAGAAACAGACCGTCAGGAGCTACCTAGACGCCTATCCCAGTCCAGTCGCGGCGAACCGCCAGATAGCGGTGCTCAAGTCTGCGTGGAACTGGACTCTGGAGCGTTACGAGGTGCCTGACAACCCATGTATAGGTGTGAAACTCAATCGGGAGGCCCCCCGAGAGAGATACGTCACGGATGACGAGTTTGAGACGGTGCTAAGGATGGCGCCGCCACCTATCCAACAGATGATGGAGCTGGCTTATCTGCTCCGGGCTAGGCTGTCCGAGGTGCTAAACCTGACAGTTGATGACGTTTCTGACACCCATGTCCGGCTCATACGCCTAAAAGGTAGTGAGGGGGAGTTATGCGCCCTCTCAGAGCGCCTCAGAGCCGCTGTGAGCGACGTTAGGGCTGATCCCTATATATGCCATAGGTATACAGAGTCGGGCTTCAGTAGCGCGTGGCGGCGTCTAATGGCCAAGGTGGATAATCCGTTTACCTTCCATGACCTGAAGGCCAAGGGAATATCTGACCATCAAAACAACCATTCTGGGCACCGATCCCCAGCCATGAGAAAGACATACGTTCGGACGTTGCAGGAGGTGCCTGCAACCCGATAGGGAGGCAGGTATTGACTAGACGAGAGCAGAACCAAAGACACTATCAGAAGAACAAAGAGAAGATCGCGGCCAAGCAAAAGGAATGGCGTGATAAGAACCCTTCCAGATTCGCTTACCTTATCCAGAAACGTCACTGCAAAGAGCGCGGTATTGAGTTTCTCTTTGAATACGATGAGTGGGTTGAATGGTGGGGCGAAGACTTTGCCAATCGCGGCACGCATCAGGGTCAGTTAGTGATGGCCCGGCACGGCGATCAGGGGCCTTACAGCCCCGACAACGTGAAGAAGATCATGAGTACCGAGAACGTATCGGAGGCCCATGAAATCCGTCGGGAACAAATGACGGAATCACTTAAAAACTAGCATAAAAATGCCCCCTTTCGGGAGCACGATTTACCACGGTGAAACCAGAAACGGCTTCAAATATGGAGCTGGCGAGAGGAATCGAACCCCCGACCGGCTGATTACAAATCAGCTAGTCAATCTCGCTACAGGCCAAGGATGGCGGCGTTCTGGGAGTAACCACCCTATTCCTCGGGAGCACCACGGGGAACAATGTTAAATCGGGCTGAACAAGCTCATCAGAAGGCTGGTGGCATCGCCCGCAGATTTGCCCACGTTCAGGTATGGGAATTGCTTGTCTATCGGAGCAAACAGCCCCTCGACCTTATCGCCAACGCGATCAAACCCTTCCTCACTCCCCCCTTTCATCATGTGATTGGCCTCGGCACCAGCAGTGACCAAGTCCTCGCCCTCAATCAGGCCAAACAATCCCCTAGCAATACCCTGCAAGCCCGTCATTGGCGCATCGAGCACAGTCCCAAGAACCTCGCCAGCCTTCCCCATCTGGGTGGCAAAGTCAGGAGCTGGCAGAGGCGCTGTTGGATCAAAGGGCTCATCCTTCATAAGAGCTGGCGTTGCCAGTGCCCCAGCAGTGACCGCCGCAGTTCCCCCTAGCAGTCCCGGCGATGCCGCACCCTTCTCCCAGTCAGGCCGGTGACCAAGCTCCCTCGACTGCCTCGCGCCATTCCACTCCGCTAGGCCAGCCACTAGATCCTTGTCAGGGTTCTCTACGCCCTCAAGTATCTGGTCGACAATGTTCTGCGTCTGTTGCTTGTAGTAGTCGCCGCCTTTGCCCCCGTCAACCTTCGCGGCGTATGAATTCATGTCGTTGTAGGTGGTGTTCTTCTTATCGTGAACCCACTGCTTGACCGTGTTGCCGGGGCTGATGCCGTTCTGCCTATTCCGAGCCACCTGCTTACGCAGTTGCTTGTAGGCAAGGCCAGACTCCGAAAGCACTCGACCAGCGACACCAGCGTCCGCATCATCAGATGCCCCAAGCGCCAGCAACCCAGCAGTTCCCGCCGCCGTACCACCCAGCAATCTGGGGTCGGCATTGCCTTTTTCAAAATTAAACTCATCTAGCAATTCAGCCAATATCTCGGTGTCATAACTATCCGGCTTTGGCTCTGGCTTTTTGGGCGGCGTGTACTTAGACCGCAAAGCCATTTCACTAGAATCAAGCAAGTTACGGTCGCCACGCTTAAACGGGAAAGGCGACGTAATGCCCTCATTCTCGCTGGCAAGCAAGCTGGGCCAGTCCTCAACGTAATCAAAGTTGGGCGTCTCCTGCTGATCCCATCTTATATTGCCCCTCATCCTTACTGGAATTTGCGTCTCGCCTCGATCCCTCAGCGTCATCGCCCTATGCCTTCCCTCATGCCCCGTCACATGGGCGACACCATCTGCCCCGTCTCGGTAATCAATGGAAAGGAAAGGAACCTCGTCAAATTTCTCCACGCCCTTCAGTGCGTCAAACTTATCTGGCGCATACCCTTTCTGGGCAAGGTTGAGAAACTCGTCAATATCCATAAGAGTTAGTGCCTCTCTGGATTTGTATGCGTTTGCCATATCAGTGGCAGAACTAACAGCAGACTCCGTAAAGTTTCTGTCTAATAGGGCTTTTGCCGCCGCCGTCAACGGCCCAGCCTCAGAGTCCTCTGACTGCCCAGCGGCCAGCAAACCAGCTAGTCCAGCAGTGCCAGCGGCACCTCCCATGATGTTGCTACCCTTGTACTGGGGATCGAATGCGGCGTTGGGGGAGCGTATGATTGTATTGTCTAATACGGCAACGTCTCTTATCTCTGGGTTGAATCTCTGGTAATCAGCTAGATCGTCGTAATCTAGTATATGCTCCGACCCCTCGTGGTATCCGAGTGATCCGTCATCGTTCTTGACTAGCGAGTTGCGCCTGTCACCGTACTTATTGTCTGGGTCAACTTTCAGCCTGCCGTCAACGGGCAGTGCGTCTATGGTGGACTGATCTATCTTGTCGCCGCCACGAACCACGAGATCGCTGACGCCTTTGCCCAGCAAACCCTCTCTGAACTCTGTGCCGTAACCGGCGTCAATGCCATCTGGTGACTCGCCAAACTCTACAACGTCACGCCAATCTCCCCTTCGGCCCTTCTCAAGCACAGCAGGCGTGTAGGTGAACGGCTCGTCACTGCCCTGCCCTCTAAACGCTGTAGAGGGATGTGGGTCAGTGGTAAACCAGTGGGCGTTAAAGGGCGTGTCAGGGTCATCAGTGGGCAGTCTTGAGTTATCAAATCCCTCGCCTTTAATGCCGCCTCTGTTAACGTGAACAAGGCCCTCATCTGCATAGCGGTCTTCCCTTCTAGCCACCCTGCTGGCCTCGTCCATAGGAAGCTCACCAGAGGCAATCCGCTGGGAGACGGACTCAGGGAATCCCCCAAGCCTCTCCAGCTCCTTTGCCGCGCCCGCCGTGTCGTCTGCAAACTTCTTTAGGATCAGCTCAACAAGAGATGTTGCGCCTTCTACCGCCTTACCTACCGCCATTAATCGCGCTCCTCTTCAGCTATTTCCTCAAGCATCTCCTCAATTGGACGGTTGATAAACTGCGTCACATCAAACAGGCCCTGCCTATAGGGACTTACATCACGCATGACAAGAGGCTCGTTCTTTGCCGCGTGGTATAGCTTGGCGCGTGCGATCTTCGGTACTGGGCTGGAGGCGAGCTTGGACAGCAGTAAGCCGCCAGCGGCGCTTGCAATCGTGCCAGTCATTCCGCCAGCCGAACCGCCTGCCGCTCCAGCTCCCATTGCGACGTAGTCGGGTAGGCTAAGGCCGTTGTTATTGCCCTGCCGCTTCGCGGCTTGCGTGGCGTACTCCAGTGCGTCTAGGTCGCCAGAGATTTGCTCATTGATCGGTCTTAGATCTTCAAGCTCATCAGACAAAATGCCTCGCAGATAATCCGCCTGCCCCCTATCAAGCGTGGTGGTGTTAGCCTCGCCAACCTGATTCGCGGTGTTGTGATTCACACGGCCATCCGCGTTGCGTCGCATCTCACGAAGTTCCTGCATCGTCAGAGGGGCCTGACCAGCGTCAGGTCCGTAGTCCAAGTCCAAGTCCTTGTGCCTTGCCCCTGCCGCCCTAGACAGATCCCTAGAGCCGAGATCGGTCCTCACCTTCGGGTTGTTCATAACGTCTTCGTAGTAACCAAGCACGGCCTCAGTTGGCACCGTTTTGTTAGACGAGTCCACTATCGCATCCGACGCCTTGCTCGCTACCCTCAGTCGCTCCTCTAGTTGCTCCACGCCCCTCCGTGTTGGCTCAATGCCATTGTCGAGCATGTAGTCAACAATACCCTCTCTTGTTGAAAGTTGGCCCAGCCGATTTTTGGTTGAGGAGCTAGGCTTGATTATCGACGTGTAAAGGTCACGGGCCTTGTTATCAGCACCTAGCTTGTTGATGCCGGTCTTAACGCCAACCTCACCAAGCGCCAGCGGATCCATCTTGCTGGTAATCTGAGACATCTTTTGGAAGGTGTTAGACACCGCGTTATCTGCCCCCCTCGTCGCCGCTCGTGCGACGTTCTTCAGCCCTGCCGCAGGCATGGCTAACATAGACACATCACTCAGGACGCCAACAGGGTCGTTGTAGAGCGCCTCAGTGAAGCCGTCAACGCTACCGTAGCGGTCGCCGAAGTAGTTCATCAGGGCCTCACGCTCGCCGTTCTCGTTGTTGTAAAGGCCAGTGATGCCGTCTCGGGTTGGGTTGTCATCGACATCAATGTAGTCACCGATATCCATGCCAGCCATATCTGCAATCTCTTCTGCACCCCACTTAGCTAGGTCGATAGGGGTCTCCACAAATCCCTTGGCATACTCCAAGCCTGACTCGCCGAGATTGCCGAGAAAGCCCGAAAAAGACTTCTCCTCTGGAGCTAGCTCCATTGCCTGCTTCAGCATGTCCACCTCGGCTTGCATCAAGCCTCCAGCGTCTATCCTTCTCTGGATATCCTCTCTCGTGTAATCGGACACTTTAGTAATCCCCGCTCATTAAATCCTTCACGCTTCGTGGCTCCAGATTGGCTCTATTTCTCAAGATATACCCGCCCTCCAAGTCTCTCCGGTTTTGTTCCGCCGCTTCCTGAGCCAGCCTTTCCGCCTGCTCCTTATCGACTCCGGCCTCTTGTAGCCTCGCAGTAATATCCTCAAGCTGATCCCTGTATAGGGCTCGGTCGTCCAGTCTGGTTGCAAGGTTTGCAAAGCCAAATCCGTCCTTTGAGCTACCGCGCTCTATATATCTATCCCTAGTCTGATCGTATTTATCGATCCTGTTTATATAGGCACGGTCAGCGTAGTCTTGGATCTGACTGCGCTGTGACGGGGCGAGCTTACGGCCCTCTTTGACCTCCTTGTACATATTCATTACCTGAGCAGGCAGGCCAGCAGTGCTCTGCAAGGTTGTCACCTCACCCTCACGAACAACGGATCGCGGATCGAACAGCTTCGCCAAACCGAACACCAAGCCGAGATCGCCGACACCGCTATCACTTGCAAGCGAGTCTTGCAGGGTCGTGTACTGGTCTTGGAAGTCGGCAAACCCCTGCGTGTCCTTCCTGTAGTTGTTGTTATAGTCCTTAAACGTCATATCACTGGCGTCCAGCTTGTTAAGCCCAGCGTTACGTCGGTGTATGTTTAGGGTTTCTGCCGTGCCGCCATTTCTAAGGAATTCCGCAGTGGCGAGCGCATCGTCGTCAGTGTCATCGGTGCGAAACGCATCAATAAGAGACTTATCAATCGCCGCAAGGCGACCTCTCTCAGTGCCAGCCGCCCTTTGGGCCATTTGGTTTTCCAGCGCCTTGGCGTAAAGGGCTTTGTCGAGTTTATATTGCTCGTCAGCGCCAACAGAGCCGGGGAATATCATCCCCTCAAGAAAGCCGCCTGTTAGCTCGTTCAGCACCTGTTTGCCGAAGTATTTCATACCGCCCTGACTCTTCTCCTTTTCCTGCCAAGTGGTTGGCATCTGGAGGCCCAGCAAGTTGGGTTGAGCTGAAGGCATTGATGCCGGAGCCGCTCCAGACTGTACGCCAGAATCTGCGAGTCCCTTCCTTATCTGGTCGTCAATACCGAAAAGGCCAGACAAAGCCTGCCCGTTACTTCTCGTATCCTGAGTGCTCATACATAGCCTCCACCTTGCTGATTCCATTTAGCTAAAGCCGCCTGCGCTTCAGGAGGTAGTTGCATCCCGTTCGCTGGCCGTTGCATGCCCGCCTGTGGCGGCTGTTGTTGTTGCATTGGCGGTGCTGGCATTACACCTGCCTGTGGCTGGCCCATAGGCTGTTGACCTTGCTGTGCCGCCATGCCCTGCATGTTCATCCCCTGCTGAGCCTGCTGGGGCGGAGCCTGACCAGAAAACATCCCGTTCTCTCCGGGAAGGCCGCTGTACTTAGTCCCGCCAGCCGCTTGGTGGTCAGGGTTCTGTTCCTTCCACTGAGCGAACTCCTTGTTGGTGACGTTACCGTCATTGTCAAAGTCGCCGCCCAGCTTCTGTGCCCACTCGTTGTTCGTGATTGCGCCGTTGTCGTTTATGTCGCCGCCAGCCGCCATTGCGCCCGCTTGATTAGCAACGGCCTGATCCCGACTCATGCCCCGATTGGTCATCAGCTCTTGAATGCGTGCCTCGTATGGGTCAAGGGTCTGATCATCCCCACCACCACCACCGCCGGTTATATCCTGTATGAGCTGAAGCATAGGGTTCTGAGCCATTGTCTCCTCGCCGCGCTCAATCAGCTCCATAAAAGGACTCATCACCGTGTCAGACAGCCCGCCGAGTAGCTCGGTGGCATTTCCGTAGACGTCCCCCCACTCCTGCTTCGGATTATCCGCCTTGAGCTTATCCATATTCACGCCGTTATCTTTCTGGGTGTTCTTCGACTTACTCTTACCAAATGCCATAATTACCTCACTCCTTCAGATTCTTTAGCTCTCACAATCGTTGCTTTATGTCTTGCTGACTTGCAGGCTATTAGAAGCTCCTGAGCCACTGTTTGTTCCGTAGTTGTCGCCGTAGCCAACATTGACGCTTCCACCCATTCCGACGTTCATGCCGTTGTTGAAGGAGTTATTGGTGCTATTGCTTGTGCTATTGCTTGAGCCCTGACTGCCGCCCGTCGCTTGGTTGAAACTGCTGTTATTGCTTGAGCTGTTATTGTTGCTTGAGGAGCTGTTGTTGCTCATGCTGTTGTTCATTGAGTTGCCGGTTGACTGAGAGTTGCCGAGAACGGTAGGCCCGCCAATGATCTGGCCGTACTGGCTGGTCGCATTCAGGCCCTGCATTGCTGGGTTAAATTGGTTCATCGCGCCCTGCTGGATGTTTTGCAGGTTGCCCACGCCACTCTGCTGGTTCTGATCCATCATGCCAGCCAGTTGCATTTGGTTCTGGATGCCCTTGTCAAAGCTGTTATAGCCAACCTGCGTCATCTGATTCATGGCACTCTTGTTAATGTCGTCCATCGTGTTGCCGACCTGATCTCGATATCCCGATGAGCCTGACATCCCTGCCGCCGCCGCTCTGGCGTCAAGTCCACCAAGGCTCTGTTGCATCAGCTTCTGGCTGTCCTGAGCGATCTGGCCCTTCATTGCGTCGGTGTAACTGTTTGGCCCTATCTGCCCCTGAAGGTCGCCAGCGAAGCCGCCGCCCATCTGGTTATTGTTAGCGTTAGTGGCTCCATTCAGGGCATCGCTCATCTGCCCCTGTACCTGCGGCTGAAGGGCGTTAATTTGACCCATAGCCTGATCGTATGCGCCCTGAGCCTGCCCGTAGACGTTCTCTAGGGCACCCTGCTGTGCGCCCCAGACGTCCTGCGTGCTAGTGCTCTGGTTCTGAGAGTTTCCAGAAGACACGGAGTTGCCAGCGGACTGAGAGCTACCAGTCGATTGGCTAGACCCCTGACTTCCCCCAGAGCTGTTGTTAAAGCTGGAGTTTTGTGAGTTGCTGGCAGAGTTGGATGACCCAGTAGAGCCGCCCTGTGTCGTGCCGTAGCTACCATTAAAAGACCCGCCAACAGCGGTGTTGCTACCCACGTTCGTGCCAGTGCTATTCTGGTCTGAACTACTCTTCCCTAAACCCATTACTTACTCCTCGATGTCCTTTCCAATAGTGATTTCTTTGACTTCCCAGCCGACCTTCTGAACTAAGTAGTCAGCCACTGGCGTCTGTGAGCTTGTCGATTGAATTCGCTCGCAGTTGTATTGTCTGGCAAGCTCCTCGAAAAACTTCGTATAGGTGACAGCGTTGGCACCGCCGCGACCCTTTGCCCATGACAGGGCGAGCGTGAACGTCCTCCGCCCGTTGTACTTATCAACGTCGATAGTCGCCACGACAAAGAAGTTGTCGTGAATATACAAAACACTCTCGCCAGACAGGACGCTGTGGTATACATCCTCGGGCCTGATTGTGGCGTTCTTATCTAGGTGCAGGATCTCCTCGATTCCCGGCTTAACCCAGTGCCACTCCTCGCGGATGCTTCCTACTACGGGGTTGTTGCTAGCTTCTGCCATGTGACCGCTCCTTGGTCGTTATAGATTCCTGCATAGATTCCATTCTTTGTTGCGTCCACCCTGTCATTGAGACACACCAGCTCGCCAGCTTTTGCGACGATGGGAAGCTCTGAAACCTCCATTGCCCTTGAGGCATTCATCACCGCGAGCTGTATGGCCGTAGTCTGCCGCTGAAGGTACTCAGCCAGAACTCTGTCAACGTCCAGCGGTACGGGCTCTGCGATATAGATCATCGCTGACCTGCCGGGGTAAACTCGATATCTATACCCGTGAAGTCAAAGTACTCGCCCGACTCGCTCCTGATCTCGTAAGCGTGTAGAGCGCCCGTTGTCCTTACGTCTATCTTCCGGTCCTTTGCGGGAAGGAAGGTTCTGAAATCGCCCGCCCACTTTACTGGACCGCCAGCCTGTTGCTGGCTACCTACCCGGATCTTTACTGGCGCGGTTCCGTTAAGTAGAGGGTAGATGCGAGTGATCGTAGAGACGCCTTCCATGCCGAGTACTGGGAGATCGGTCCTAATGAGCACCGTGTCACGCCGCTTGTAGTTGGCGCGCACGTCAATGGTGTCCCACGTCTCGGTGCTGGCCTCCCATGTCTTGACGAGGACGACCTCTTGATAGCTATCGTAAAACATGACCTTTGAATCAAAGGTAACGTCAGCGGGCAGATTACTCTCTACAATCTCAAAGTTTTTAGCGCGGCCGCTACTGCCGGCAACGCCGGTAAAGTTGATGACGGCGCGGTAAGTAACGCCCTCTACCTCGATCCCAATCTCAGCAGGGTAGTCGCCAAAAGCCTCCTCCCAATCAACGCGGCCGTTGTCGGTCGTGTCATGGTTAAGTGACATCTTTGTGCGGTCAGGATCAAAGCGGACAGTGCCGCCCAGTGCGTCGATGTTGCCGCTGTCCCATGAAAAGTTATTCCAGCGGAGCGCGCCAAGAGCAACAGGGGCGGCGTCGCTGTCCCAGTAGACCCCTCGATCAGAGGCAAATATGTCGGTGGCACCGCTGGCCTCTGGGTCTATGTTGTGCAACTCATTCTTCCAAGCCCCAAAAAGGATACCGTCAAAGGGAGCGTCACCAGCAAGCAACCAGCTTGCGCGGTTCCGACCCCAGCTCGCCTTTAGGTCGTCCCAGCCCGCATCGCGGTCGTTAGGTGAGTCGCCAAACCTTGCGTGCCGAAACTCCTGTTCAAGGTCGCGCATCGACCATGTGTTGTCGCGGTAGTTGTAAATGAACAGGGACTGCGGGTGCTCCGTGCCATACACGGGGACGGCAAACCAAATCTCTGAGTAGGTAGGGTTATGTGTGGCCCATGCGTTGTGCATATAGTCAGGGTTTGCTACGTCAGCAAAAAGCGTCCTCAACCTACCGTGCAACAGGCTCGTTACCTGATTGCCATCAAAGGCCATGATGTCGTCGTTCGCGATGAAATAGTGGATGCCATTCACCTCAACCAGCGACTCCTTCGATGCAAGTCCAGCGGTAGAGGAGACGGTGCGACGGTTCCAGATGAGCGGCCCACCAGTAAAATCGAGGACGTTGATAGCCTCCTCGCTGTAGATCACAAAGCTGTCACGCAAGGACTCGCCACCAATGATGGAGCCACCACGTCCAAGGTGAACAAATCCAGCTAAAGAGTCGGCTTGGTCATAGGTAGGTTTCCAGCTAAATGGGATTCCGTTAGGTTCCGAAGGATGACTCCAATAAACCTTATCGTCGTAGGTGGTGGCAACGTCGGGATTATCCGGGTCGTCGAACTCCGTCATTCCAAGGGCAAACAGGAAGTTCTTGTGAGACCGAAGCACCTTGCAGGACTTGCCAGCCTCTGCCCAAGTCTCAACCGTCTCGCCGATGTGCCAAGGCAGATAATTTAGGTCTACGCTTGTGCCTAGAGTGTCGGTCCAGTAGAGAGGCCCGCCGTCAGGGTGATTAAAAAACGTCACCTCACCGATCTGACTGCTACTCCATAGGACTGGGTCAACGGCGTTATATACGCTTGTGCGCTGTCGGACGTTATTGCCCACAACCTCAAAAGTCACGCCATCAAACTTGGCGATAGAGTTAGAACCACATACCAGCCACGTCGAGTCGCCACCGAAGTCAGTGCTCTGCACTATGTGACCGATGGTGTCGTTCAGCGGAGGTGACGCGGGCTCAGTGCCGCCAGCGGTCTGCACCTTCCCGTTAGACAGTCGAAAGTTAATACCGGCTGTCATAGCGGCAGGCGGCAGATCCCACGGGGCAACGTCTGAGACTACCCCTGCCCTCCCTATATCTCTGATCTCAGCTATTGGCATTTATTAAAGCCCGTCGTTGGTTTCAACCATGTCAAAGATGACCAATCCAAAGCCAGCCTGACTCGCAGGAATCGACCAATCAGTACCGTCAAACTCGACAGTTGAAAAGTCAAAGTAATCGGAACGCTGGTCGGTGACCGTCATCACTAGGTTCTTGTTTCCCGTTGCGTATGGTTGCAACATGATCGCAAATTGGTGATCAAAGCCGCTGGTCGGAGCGGTGAACACGACGCGGGTCTTTCCCGGTTCGTACTCTGTGACGCTTCCAATGTTGTCCTCGTACATGAGCGAAGATCCGTTGTAGCGGCACGACGCAAATACGCCCGACTTCTTTGGCGCATATCCAGCAACCGCCTCGTCGATCTCTGCGGCTGTAGAGTTGATGGCCTCGGTCACGTTTGGAAACGTGTCCTTGATTGCCTGCTTGATGATCCTGATGTGATCATCTCCCTCACTAATTGAGTCCGCCCCTGTAGGCGAGGCTGGGTTTAGGTCGTTAATAAAGTTGACCACTTCTACTGTCATTGTCTTACTCCAAGTCTATTTTCAATTAGTAGGTGAGCACTGCCGCCGCTTCAAACAACTCATCAAGCTGTTCATCCGTGATATTAGCGGCCTGAGCCACCTCGATTACCCACTCATCCAAGCGGTTGATCGTGGTAGCGAAGCCCCAGTGGATGGAGTAAGGCGTCACGTCCACACCGTTGGCCTCAGCAGTAGCATCCAGAGTAGCCACAGCCGCATTCATAACGCCGTACACGCCAATCTGGTCTAGCTGTAGTCTGAGGTTCTCGTTAGTTGCCGAGAGTCCCTGACGCTTCTTGAGGAGCTTCTGAGCCTCATAGTCAGCTATCTGCTGTTCTACTGTGGCCTCTTTAGTAGCAGTGAACATGGGCACAACCTTCCACGCCTCCACCCAGTTGCCTTCTGACTGCACAGCGCCATTGCCTACAGCCACCTCGTAGTCACCTACGTCGGGCTTCTCCCCAGCGAGGACGGGGTCAACGCCTAAGAACTCTAGGGTCGCCGCCGTCCATACCTTGGGTAGGCTGGTGTTGGTGTTCTCTGCTTTGAGTTGGCTCTTAGTCACTAAGGAGCCGTCTGTTCTCTTCCTGTATTTCATGTGTTGCTCCTTATGCTATTGCCATGTAGATGTATTCAGCGCCTGTCTGATTAGCGAAAGATGCGCCAGCCTGATTGCCTTGAGTAACGTTAAAACCTTCAGGTATTGGACTAAGCGCGTAATGCCCAGTCTGTGCCGCAGTATCATTAAGATTAATCATGATGGTTAGCCCATCATTTGTGGTTATCGCCCAATCTCCTGCTCCATCAGTACGCTTAATCAGTACCCAACGAGCGCCGTTAGTGAAACCACAGTCTATGTCTATACTGCCGCCCGTCCCTGTATAACTACCGATGTCACAGATGCCGGGGAGTGAGGCGAATAGGTAGGCTATGTAGCCCTTACCCGAGTCGTTTGTTAGCCAGCCAGTAAGAGGTGCTACTGGGAACACCTCGGACGTTGGAGTGTCGTTGTCCCATGACTGAGTGGCGTCTAGGTTCACCGGATAATTGCCGTCTAGGTTCAATACTCCAGTAGGAACTGTTTTGCTATAGACCGCCCAATTGGTGTTAGTTGCTCGATTCTTGATCCACATCATCTCTGGCTCAGCGCCTAGACTATGGGGAATCCTACGCCCTCCCTGACCATCCCCCTCATACGCCACCACATCGAAGAAGCCGGGTGCGCGCCTCCACATCCATGATTGGGCGCCGTTAGTTTGTCCCCCTATATAGAAACCGTTGTTTGACTGCATGCTATAGGCGGGCGCGTTTGCGTACTCTGCGTCCGCACTGTGCGTATCAAGCGTATTGGTTCCCGTCAACCGTGAGAATGTATTCCTGCCAGCAGTTGAGGCTGGCGCGGTAAACAAGGTGAAGTCAACAGGGAAGCCAGAGGGAAAGTTAGGTTCATTAGTAGTGCCTGCACCTGTGCCAGCATCTGTCGCAAACAAATCATCAGCCTCGAACTCTTCCGCTGGCTTGTTCGGGCGGCGTATCGCCATGTAGATGTAGTCTTCGCCAGAGCCGTTATGTGCGGCAACCATGCCGGTGTCGGTTTGACCTGTTAGCTTAAACCCACTAGCACTGAAACTGACCCAGTTCTTGTTTGCTTCCTCTGCGCCTGAGAGATTGGCATAAAGAAGTGCGTCCGTAGAACCAGAAGTCACACCCCGCATGCTGTCAAACATCAACCAACTCTTATCGGTTGTTGCTCCTTTAATCAGCAACCACTGAGGCTCCCACCCCAGATTGATCTCATTATCAGCCGCGCCAGTACCCGTGTAGCTCCCGCACTGTATATAGCCATCCTCGTGGTCGTCGTGGGCGAAGAGGTAAACCACCACCTCTCTGTCCACATAGCCCCAATCAGAACCAAGCGTGAACTCTGTGTCTGTAGGCTCGGCCCCAAAGTAATCGACCGCATTAGGGCCGGTAAAGGCGTCGTTCGTATTGAGAAGGCCGCGATACTGAAAACCTTTATCGTGGTGATAAACGCTCCAATTACCAGCACCATCAGTTTGTTTAACCATCATCATCCCCGGCTTAACACCAAGGTTATGACTGAAGGTCTGGGTGCCTCCCCCTTGGTTTACCGTTGAAATAGTCACCACGTCGAAGAACGAACGGGCCTTGCGGAATGTCCATGAGGCGTAGTCATCGCCTAAATGTTCTGTAGCGGCTCCCCCTCCTGTCTGATACCCATCAGAGTTAAATGCTTTAATATCTCCCGTTGCATTTGATTGCGCATCTGAACCATCTGAACAAAGGCGCTTACCGGCTCCTCTTTCTGTGTCGTGCAGATAGTGCCTTAGCGTCATGCTGGCTGTTCTAGCTTTAGTCCAAACTAACCCGCCTTCAGCGTCAAGGTCGATACCGTTGACGATAGTTTGGCTTG